GGTAAAACATGGAGTGATGCACTCGTGGCTCGTATGGACACTGATCGCGAAATGATGCCGGAGGGTGACGCTAGTCGTCCCTATCCGAATGAGCATGCAGCGAGGCTGCGTGACCCTGGGCAGTACGACCGTTTCCGCCGTCGCAATGACGAAGGCGGCAAAGGCGTTGATTTTATTTTCGGGATCAAAGAAGGCGAAGACGGCGCTGAGCTACAGGCAATTCGCTTTCGGCTGGATGAGTTCAGCGCTGCTGAGGCTCGCGCATGGCTAAGCGAGCGGGACTATGAGCCGCTTGAATTTGAGGAAGCAACAGGCGATCGCTCTAAAGTGGAAGAAATTGAGGGCGAAACTGTGACCGAAGAGCGCGCTGCACCTGATGCGCTGAAAGAAGGTGATTTTGTGTCGTGGAACAGCTCAGGCGGTCGTGCTCGCGGTCGAATTGAGCATGTGATGCGTGAAGGCACTTTGGGTGTACCTGGCACTGAATTCAGCATCGACGCAACGGAGGAAGATCCTGCTGCGCTGATTCGGATTTATCGCGAAGGCGAGGCTACTGAGACGATGGTTGGGCATCGCTTCAGCACATTGACCAAGATCGACGCAATCCGTTCGGCGGAAGGCGGCAAGTTCCAGCGGTCTGAGGTCACGTCATTCCGCGCACTGGAGGAAGAGCGGAGCTTTGAATTTCCGTTTAGCTCTGAGTATCCCGTGATGCGGTACTTCGGTAACGAGGTGCTGAGTCACGAAGATGAGGCTGCGAACCTGAGCCGTCTGAACGATGGCGCGCCGCTGCTGTTCAACCATGATCCTGATCGCGTCGTCGGCGTTGTCGAGCGCGCTTGGGTTAATGACGAGAAGAAGCGCGGTTATGTGAAGGTGCGCTTCTCGCGTAACAAGTTTGCGCAGGAAGTGCTCGATGATGTCCGCGATAATATTTTGCGCGGCATCAGCTTCGGTTATTCCATCGACAAGATGGAAGAGCGTGGCGATGACTTCGTAGCGACCCGATGGTCTCCTTACGAAGTCAGTGTGGTCTCTATACCTGCTGATCCTACGATTGGGATTGGCAGGTCTCTTACAGACGAGACCATTGTTCAAGCGGCCCCAGCCGCATCACCAACACCTGAACCTGAAATGGAAAACACTCCAGATCTGGAGGTGATCCGGTCCGAGGCCGTTGAGGCCGAGCGTACCCGTATCGCCGCCATCAATGCACTGGGCGAAAAGCACCAGATGCAAGACCTGGCTCGCGAACTAATCGACGGTGGTCGCACCATTGATGAAGCTCGTGCTGCCGTCCTTGAAAAACTCGGCTCGCAACCTGTGGAACAAGTCATCCGTTCTGCTGACATCACCTCTAACGATGTCGGCCTCTCCGATAAGGAGACCCGTTCGTTCAGCTTCGCTCGTGCGCTGAACTATCTCGCTAACCCCAGCGATGCGTCTGCACGTCGCGCTGCTGAGTTCGAGATCGAAGTAGGCAAGGCTGCTGCTCAGAAATATGAGCGCTCCTCTAACGGCATCGTGATCCCGAACGAGGTGCTGCGTCGTGATCTGGTGGTGGGTACTCCTACCGCTGGTGGCAACCTCGTTGCTGATGAGCTGCTGTCCGGCAGCTTCATCGATCTGCTGCGCAACCGTCTGGCACTGGCCCAGGCTGGCGTGACAATGCTGACCGGCCTGCAGGGCAACATCAGCATTCCTCGTCAGACCTCTGCCGCTACCGCCTACTGGGTGGGGGAGAACGGTTCGCCGACCGAAAGCCAGCAGGCCATCGATCAGGTGAACATGACGCCCAAGACTGTGGGCGCTTTCGTGGATTACAGCCGCCGTCTGCTGCTGCAGTCCTCGATTGATGTGGAAGGCATGATCCGCAACGATCTTGCTCGCGTGATCGCTCTTGAGCTTGACCGTGCTGCCATCTACGGCACCGGTTCTGCCAACCAGCCTCTGGGCCTGACCAACACCACCGGCATTGGCAGCCAGACCATCACCACCTACGGCACCTTTGCTGAGTACATCGGCATGGAAACCGATGTGGCTTCCGCAAACGCTGATGCTGGCAGCCTGCGTTACATCATTAACGCTGCTGCACGCGGTGCTCTGAAGTCGACCGAGAAGGCCACTAACACTGGCATGTTCGTCTTCGAGGATGGTGAGATCAATGGCTACCCCGCCATTGTTTCCAACCAGCTTGCGAACAACGATGCGCTGTTTGGCGACTTCTCCATGATGATCATGGGTATGTGGTCTGGCCTGGATCTGACCGTTGATCCTTACGCTGGCGCCACCGCTGGCACCGTCCGCGTGATTGCTCTGCAGGATGTGGATGTGGCTGTTAAGCAGCCTGGTGCGTTCTGCTACGGCACCTGATTATGAGAGTCGAGATCCTGCGTCGCGTCATGATCTCGGGGGAGCCGGTTGAGGCCGGCTCCTTTGTCGAGGTCAGTGAGGCTGACGGCAATCTGTTGGTTGGTAGCGGTAAGGCTGCTATTGCAGCTGCCGTGGAGAAGCCCGTACCTGTTGAGGTGACGGAAGAGCCGAAGCCGGTTAAGCCAGTGCGGAAGGCTAAGACTGTGACCACTGAATTCCCTGCTAAGGACTGATCATGGCGATCCTTTCTACCGGTCTGGAGAAGCTCCAGCATTTTGCGCTTGCTCCTACTGCACAGCGCACCGCCAACCTGAGTGGCACTGCTGTTGACATGAATGATTACGAGGGCGACCTTGTGGTGATTCTTGATGTCGAGAACGGCGGCACCTCGACTTTGGACGTGAAGATCCAGTCGAGCGACACCGAAGGCGGCACCTATAGCGATGTCACCACGGTGTTCAACCTGGATGGCACCGAGCAGGCTTCTGCTGCTGTGGCTTTTGCTCAGGTAAGCACCTCTGCCTCCAAGCAGTATCTGGTGTTTCCTAAGGGCGCCGCTAAGCGTTGGATCAAGGCTGTGTCCACCACCTCCACTTCGACCCACACCTATTCCATCAACGGTCTGGGCGTGAAGAAGTACGGCTAAGCTGTACGCGGACGAAGTGAACCACTGACCCCTAGGCGCCGTGGGGAGAGCCTAGGGGTTTTTTGTGCGTAGACTGATTGTGTTCCCGCTCTGCCTCGGCATCGGGCTGTGCATTGACCGATGGCTTTCACCGAAGACCTGAGCGTGTTTTTTGACTTGCAGGGCTTTGGTGTGCCTGTTGCACATAAAGGCGTGACTGGCATTGGCATTTTGGACATGCCAAGCGAGATGCTCGCCGACGGAGTGGTATTGAGCACGGATTACAAGCTGACTGTTCAAAGCGGCGTATTTAACGAATTTTTAAGCGGCGATACGGTGACCGTTGACGGTGCTTCCTATAAAGTGCGCAATCCAAGCCTTGTTGACGACGGTAAAATTACTGAAGTAATGCTGATGAAGGTGTAGCGATGGCCGGAATTTATGGCGCTTGGGCCGACAGGCGGGAAAACATCGTGGTTCTTGGCACTCTTACCACGGCCACCTCAACGGCTGCCGTAGAGGTTTCTGCAAATAATTTTACTTTTGTTCACAAAGTAATAGGTGGAAACATAATTATTCAAGACGAGGCCAGCCTTGATGGAACTGATTGGTTTTTGCTTGACACGGCAAAAGCACACAATCAAAGCGGAATTGATGTGCATTTTTACCCAAACAGAATTGTACGATTTGTTCGCTCGACTGTGACAGCAATTGGAGCCGGGGAAAGCGTCACGGTAACAATGGCGTGCGATTGACCATGGACCGCGACACCTTCAAAAACTGGGTCAAGGTCATGCAATCGCTGGAGCAGGCTGGAAAAACCGATAGCTACATTTATTATCGAGCAAAATCCATTGTGACCAAGCAGGTCGATCCTGGCGCGTTTGGTCCGTTACCGCAGAGAGGATTCAATGGCGACCAAGCGTGAGCAGATTTTGCAGGCGATTGCTACGGCGCTTGCCAGTACGGCGGGTGTGAATGGCCGCGTTTACCGTAGTCGCGTTACTGCGATGCAGCGTGCAGAGTCGCCTGCGATCATTGTCGAGCCGATTAGCGACACGCCTACGCAAAATACCAGTTTGCCCACGCTGGACTGGCGCTTTCGCGTTCGAGTTGTCGTGATTGCGAGAGGTGATACTCCTGATCAGCTTGCCGATCCAGTGATTGAGTCCATGGACGCAAAGATGGTTGCTGATTTGACGCTTGGCGGTCTTGCGATTGACG